GGCGGTAGTGTGGCAGCAACGGCGCTGTCGGGTATACCGGCGTGAGCGGACTCGATGAGTGCGCTGACCAGCACCGCCCCACCAGCGGGGAGTGTCAGGTCTACCATCGCAGGGGGCAACTCGACAGCGCTTAACGCGACCAGCTTGGCGTAGTTAGACTGCATGTTGCTCACCGCAAGGGCCACGACGGTAGGATCAGCGGTCCTGCGCATCGGCTTCGTGCCTTCACCGTTCGGGACGGTGGCAGACACCCCGCGGGTGCCGCGGCCCATGCCCGAGAAATCGGAGGGACACGTGCTCGGTCCCTTCACGGGGGGGAGGACGCGGCCCTTGTACTGCTCTCCGGACACGGGCGCGCTCTTGGGGTCCGGGCCCCACTCCCAGCCGTACATCTCACACGCGTGGTCGGGGCACAATTCCTCAGGGGGAAAAAGCGTGTCCGTCGATGAGCCCGGTGACCACTCGCTCAGCGCGTCCTCGTACTCGAAGAGCTTCTCAGCAGATAGGCCGGTGAGCTCGAAGATGTGGGGAAGCATGATCTCACGATCGAGTACAGGCGGGTAGGCGTCGGCGGTGGACATGTTGGCCCAGTACGCGTCGCTGCGATTGCCCTGGCTACTCGGGGAGAGGTGGCCGTAAAGCTCGCGGACTCGGTTGAACCACGGCGCGATGATTGGCGTGTTCGGGTCGCACAGCTGAAAGCCGTTCGCACGGGCGAGCATAGCACGAGCGGCGTCCTCCTCGATGCCGGTGCTCCCGCGAGCGGGGGCGGGCACGATCACGTTGAGGCGACTAGAGATGCGCGACACGTCGAAGAAACTGTCCGAGCTCTGGGTAGGAAAGGGGTACACCCTGCCCAGGAACACGCAGCGACTGGCGGGGCACTCCACTGCCACCTTCGCGACCAGGCCGAACATAGCACAAACGGCGCTAAATAACTCAGGCCGGAGGCCATAAGCGTTCACGTCGTCGCCAGCGCAAATGACGTAAGCGTCCAAATGCTCCATCGCGCTGGCGTGAGTGTGCCCGTCGACCCGCAACGTGACGTACACGCAAGAGAGCGTGATCGTGGTGTTACCGATGGAGGTATCGGCGTCGCCACTCAGTCGTTGCCCAGCGGGGTCGTACTTGAAGCCGGTCTCGGAGAGGTAGGCCTTAGTGTAGCCCCACCCCTCCAGAGGGGCCGCCAGTGCCTCCGCCACGTTGATGTCATAAGTCGTGGCGATCGCGTAATGGATCTGACAGATGGCAGCAGTGGCGGCGCTCTGGTGGCCGTCGAACTTCGAGAAGTCGCTGACTGTGCGCTGGAGTCCAGCCTCCAAAGCGGCGGAAGAGGAAGCCAACACACGCCCGGCGATCACCGCACAGCTAGACCCGAAGCCGTAGAAGTTGTACCTCTTCAGCGCGGCGGTGACGACGCGCATGCTGCGGGAAAGCTCAACCAGCGAATCGTGCGGGACGGTGGAGATGTTCCGAGGAGGTTTCGGGGACGCGAACGACTCGGCCTTGACCATAGGTTTGGTGCGGAAGGGAGTCGTGAGCCAAGAAGTGGCGGCGTCGAACAGCTTGCGTAGCTGACTCGGTCGGTCCATCAATTCGTCCACGTCGCGCACCTCTATGGGGGAGGCGCGCACCTTGTACAGTTCGCGCGCGAACTCGGCCACGTAGTCGTACAGGACAGCCGGGACGAGCGACTCGGCGGCGGGCCGCAGGTTCAGTACGCGCTCCTCGATGGAGGACTTGTGGTTGTCGGGCGAGCTGCTAGGAGTGCCGGCACCGATGCCGAGGCTGGGGCCAAGCTCAACAGATATGGAGCGGCCGTCAGGCGGGAGGTTCGGGCCCTCAGATGGGTCGGCGAACAGCATGGTGTAAGACGACACCAGCGTTCGCATCACGATCTCTTTAGGCCTGCAAAGCCACGACGAGACTAACGCGGTGGCGTGACGCTTGGCCGCGATCGAGGCC